AGTCTATATAAAGAAAATAAAATAGTCCTATATTCCCTACACCTTATATTTAAAAAAAATTGTTATGTGGACAAATATAAGGGTGATCCTACTACTAATGCGCGAGATTACTAGAGCTAACGTGAGCTACCTTTCTCAGCTAGTGGTTCGGCAAGGAGTTAGTCCAAGCCTACTACTCACACTCTCGCAACCACGCTAAATGTGGATGCCAACCATCCCCCTTACACCACTCTTGGTAGTACCAAGCAGTAGAGAAGGGTTCAGGAATGACTACCACTTATACCTACAAACTAACCTAATATGTCAATGGTTAATAGTATATACAATAATAGTCAAATCAGTGGGATAAAACTTCAAGCAGCCAATTTTAGGGCTTGTGATGATGCCCCTGATGCAAACATGGACTGATTGAAGTTTTGAGTCATCAAATTTTGTTGATTATGGTAATTCTGTTGTTGCATTACCATGTCAGCCCCTTTTCCTATCATGGTGTTGGCGATAGAAAAAGCTCCTCCCGTGGCTGTATTAGCTATAGCACCAACTATTTGCTGTTGGCCTAAAGCTTTGTTTTGTTCAAAGCCTAGTTTAGACATGTCAATATCATGTTGGAAAGTCTTTTGTTGTGATTGGTTTTGAAAATCAAATTGATTGTGCTGCATGTCCAAGTCATGGGAAAAAGTGCGCCCTTGCATCTGATCTTCATGTGAAAATTTCTGCCTCTGCATGTCAGTATCATGAATGAAAGAACGTCCCTGCATTGTGTCTTCATGGGCCCATTGTTGTTGGTTCTGCCCACTCGTGAACTGCCTTTGCTTATCATTCTGCACTTCTTGCCATTCATTCTGGTTGTGTTGCATGGCTTTATTGTATTCTCCAGAGACTATTTGATTTCCATTAGCTTGCATGCCTTGTCTTGATGACATATAGACAAAGCGGTCATAGTCTGATGGCGTTCCATGACCCATAAGAAGATCAAAATAGTCTTTGACTTGTTTTGCTGTTTCCAATTTGGTTTGGGAGTCTGCAAATTTCACTGGTGTTGTCTGTACACCTTTCGACTTTTCTGGTGCCCACACTTGTGTGTACTGATCATTCTCTGGTCTCCACACCTGAGTGAACACATCATTCTCGGGTCTCCAGACTTGTGTATATGTATTATCAGTAGTGGCTGCTGATGTTCCAGCCTGTGTACCCTCACTAGTGCCAATCATCTGGTATTGCTCTCCACGAGAGAAGGTATACATATTATCTGTGATAGTTCCATGTGATCTTTTGCTATACAGGTTTCCCCGACCCATGCTCTGCACAGGCCATGTTCTACCTTCACTATTTGTAAATGATCCAGAATTTGTGAATTCTATTGTATCAGAAGGCCATGTTTTTCCCTCACTTGAGACAAAATATTGAGGGTGCACAACTGTTCTACTGATTTCATCAGTTGCTCCTGTTACAGTTGTAGCTGAGATGTCATCCTCAAGTCCCTGAATAAATTCAGGTCCAAATACTGTCTCGGCTCCTGCTACTGCCCCTGCCTCCGCCATTTCTCCCACCATAGCAGCATAGGCAGCAGCATTAGCTCTAAACCAGTTCCTTGAAGAACCAGTCGAAGTGATGGAAGTAGAGCTAGTGGGGAATCTTTTTGGCCAATTAGAAGTGTCAGACAATGGCATAGATGTTGCCAAGGGTATATTTCCAGAATTTGCAAAAGTCAATTTTGTTATATCGCCCTGATATTCTCTATACTTTATATTGTCAGTGGTGTTGATGACAAAATTACTAAGAGTCGGTAAATAACGAAGAGTCATTATTCTTACTTTTGACACGGGATCAACCAAATCAAATTGGAAAGCTTGATCTATTGTAGTGTTTTGTGTGACAGATCTAAAGTATTCCAATATAGTGGGGTCAGAGATACAAGTTGGAGCGACCTCATCATTGCCAGTCACTATAGTTGTTGGTAGTGACGTCATTTTGAAGCCAAACCATGGTGTTGGCAAGGTGATTAACTGCCCTGTATGTGTAACTGGGCCTAGAATGGGTTGATGTGGAAATTCTAGGGCCCGACCAGATGCGCTATCGGGAACACCAATCTTCTTGGAAGCATCAAAATCCCTCTCTTTGCTCTCAAATTGCAAAGCTAGGGCTAAGATCTTCCCTAATCTCGTTTCCATGGAGAGCTGACACATCACTTTTAGAACAGTGTCAGTCTCATCCGGATTTTGCCACAATTCTACCACTGCATCTTGCTCCCGAATAACATCAACCGTCACATACTTTTGAATGGCTTCTGCACTCTTGAATAAAGACAACCACTTTGCTTCATCCTCTGGTATGGAAGTAAATGAAGTGTCTGTTGCTATCTGTTTAGCCACACTGGGCTCCAACTGATGCAACACCACAACCATTCTGCATTTATTTACTCCAGTCACTGAATATGTGGTATTAGATGAAAACAATCTCTTGTATTGTGTTTGTGGAAAATCACCACCAAATAATCCAGGTGCTGGCATATTTAATGAAAAGTCTATGATTTTCCCAACTGCATCCGTATAAGATACACTGGGCAACACAGTACTTCCATCTATAATCCCGTACAAAGTTCTTTTACTATAATAAGGAAAGACCTGTCCAATAGTTAAATTGTCAATGGTCCTCACCTTATTATCCGGGTTTACTTGATCCAACACTGGATTAGCAAGACAGAAAGGTTGAACGGGAACGCCAGCAATCATAGCGTCAGTTCTCGAAGCAAGCTTTGAGCCAATACGCATTCTTACTTTAATTCCCTCTCGCAATGGTGAAACTACTGTTGTATGGATACATAGCACTAAATGTGGTCTGTTGGCAACATCACCATCCGACATTTCTCGATAGTACTGATACTGACGAGCATCTCGGTGAACAAATGCTTCCACTGATGGCATTACCACGGACATAGACTTGTATTCATATTTTTGGGCCTCTGCAAATGAAACTATTGATGTAGGATATCTAGTAGGATACCAGAACCACATAAGTGTACCTGAATATGTAGCATTGCCTATCATCTGCATTCTAAATAAAATATCGCCATTATATCGGGTGTGAAAGGATGCATACTGCTTGATAAACGGATTGGTATAATCACTGATAGGATGGTAAGGTATTTGGAGAATAACCGAACCAGGTGACATATCATCAGTGATTTCAAACTGTTGGTCAACATCCAAATATTGACCATAAACCAATTGAGGCATATCAAACACTATAGCACCCTCACTCAATCGATTAATTGGTCCATATGGATTTAAACAAGTATAGGCCTGAGAAGAGCCCACACTTTCTATTGTTTGAGGTGGAGGAGCTGGAGTACCAATAGCCGAGCTTGCTTGGGGTGCGACACCCCCTACATTATTCAACCCAACAGGCATAGCCTGCTCAGCTGAATTTTCATTCAAATCTGGATTACGTGTCATATTTTCCTTGATATGAAATTACTCGCTGGGAAGCGTTACATCTTTCAGTACTAATAGCCGGGCCCATATACATCAAGTGTCAAAGGTCCTAGCAATTCTTCCCAAAAGCCTGCAACGTCATAGTCCATCAAATGGTTACGGATGGCTGAGACATATTCAGACTCTCTATAGCCTAGGAATGTTGGTAATTCAGGCTCAAAGATGCTAACCGCCAAGCGAGCAAGATCAAACAACTTCATCTTTGATCTTATCAATTCTTGAAGCACTTGCTTCATTCGCCTCACATGTGCTACATAACCCAGCATGCTATTCAAATGCTCTCTAATTGGTTCAGGGTCTATTGCTAAAAACGAGAAATTGTCATCACGCATCAATGGTATCACTCTTTCAAAGAAGTCACACCATATGAAACTACATGTGTACAATCCCTCACATTCTGAATCAAAATCATACTCTGTGATTGGATTCATAAAGAACCACTGATCTATTTCAAACCAAGGGTGCTTATGGGAAACTTCCCAAAGAATGTCTGACCAAAATTCATGAAATTCAGCATAATAATTTATGGGAAATGATGTTGTATTGTGAACATCTGGTCTATTTGTTGTGCAAAGAAAGAATCTATGAAAACTACTCATGAATGCTGAGTGCTGCAGGTGACTTAAGTGGTTGACCCAATCCCTAAATGGTAAGGGCCGTTCAGGATACAATCTCGGGTAAATAGAGTCCATACTCATGCAGTAGAGCCACTCTAATATAGAACAAGTCGGGTGATTTTATACCGCAATTAGCCCACTTCAACTGAATGAGAGTCGACACCCAAAGTAGATATCTACTGCTCAAGCAATTGAGAGTATGCTTGTCCTCGCGCGGTGCAGTACACAGTTCCTGATCCCACAAAAGAGCTCTCGCCAAGTGTGAGTCGGACAACCCAGTTACCAGTGTTCTTATCAAAGGTGGTAAACTCTCTAATCTTTGTTGATTCGTCTGGATGCTCGACATGCCACTTCAAAATTTGTGGATTTCCAACCACTGGTGGTGTATCTGGCAGGAAACTATCAAAAATACCGTTCCCTATTGACGTTACAATAGGACTGTTGCTTTGACCTAATATATATAAATCCAAATTATGCCTGTACTCTTTATATGTATTAATTGGAATTGTAGTAGGGTCTAAACCATGGCGCTTAGCTATTTTTACAGAATCTGAAACTACTTTATTAAAAAATTCCTCTTCCCAAAGTGAAGCTTCAAAAATAGCTAAGCCAGCTATTTGTGGGAAGAGATTCAATTTAGATTTCTTTACCCAATGAATTGTTTTTAGGATAGATTTCTTTTTTAGTGCTCCATAAACTATATGAGAATCTTCTTTTTGCCTGAAAATACGTGAGCAAAGCTCACCTAATTTAGTATGCTCCTTTGTATTTTTATTCAACACTATCTCCAAGCCACATTCTTTAAACCCTTCCTGCAGGATTTCAAAAGTCATCTTTAGTGTAGGATTAAAAGCCACCCTAACATCGTCCCCCATGCCTGCATATGTCATGTAGGTGGTAGCCTCATGTAGGGTTGGCATTCTTGAAAACACTTTATTAAATTGCTTTATGAAGACATACAGCATACAGAGATGGCATGAAATTGTGTTTAAAGGTGTCGTTAAAGCTGAACCTGAATGGTTACCACCTTCTTGGGTATAGAACACATTGCCCTGTGCATGAATAGCTCTACTCATTGTCTTTGCTATTGCCTGAAAATCTACACCCATGTCTTCTGCATATGTGGAAGCTGTTAGTCCACATAATATGCTGACAAAATTAGGTGACAAATTTTTATCCATGCGCTTCACATCTATGCAAATGATGTCGTATTGCTCGTTTTCCATGGCGACAATATGGTGTGGCATAAAATATGGATTCCATGAAATTTTCCATGGAGTTTCATTTGATGTTATTGCCATCTTATCAAAAACGCTACCGAAGTAGCGCCTCAATGCCATATTCAAAGCCAAGTCCAACTCACAAAACTGCCTAATCTTACCAACTTTGACATCATCTTGGTCCAATATCTCAACCTTTGGATTATCTTTTACTATTACCGTAGTTGGACTCCCAGCACTCCAACATTCAATTATTGCATAATAATCTTCACTAAGTTTCTTGCCAGCTGGTGTGTTAATATTGATGCCATAAACTGGTGGATTAGCCTGTGTCATATGGAACAGTGGGTTTTTATTAGTAATTTTATACTGTAATTTCATAGATGGACCTGCAGATGTAGACATAACTAAATGTTTCAAAGATGAACCAAGAATTCCATTTATAACTTCGTGTAACCGAAGTGGCTTATTTTGAGTTCCAAAATAAATTTGAAATAGTTGTTTCTCAATACCAATAGCATGCTCAAAATACCTTTCCTGTGGCTGGAAAGGCATTCCCATGTAATATTTCTTGACTTGAGCTAACAATGCTGAAGGTGTGCCATTGTCTAGCTTTGGGAGCAACTCTCTGGCTTCCGAGCACAACATAGATGTTCTTGTTGGTGCTGGTGCCGTTTCTAATGGGAAGTGAAGTGGATCATTCAAGTCCACATAATACAGGCATTTCTTATCAGAAGATGGTGAGATAGAGAAGCCTGTACTATAAGTCCCCAGCACTGGTATTTCATGATGTTTGGAAAATGGGTTCTCATTCTTCAGATTCGAAAGCACGCCATTCCATGATGGAACATCTGCGTGCTCCTGGAAACCAGGAACAACACAATTTGGGAATGTGGCATTCTTCGTTGGTTCTTCCAAATGCTTCAAATCCTCATAGTGGAGGCTTGAAAACCAACCTTCATCATTTGAATTCAAAGCTATATGAAAGCCCAACAACACAGCCTTATTTTCTATAAGCCCTATCAATGGCAAACCACAATCTCCTATCTGATATATTGCTCGAGCTCCAAACATTATTTGATCGAAATGCACATAATCTATTGGATGGAATTGGTCTTCAATACTTAATGGAACAGCTTTAACTGGGTTATAGTGTGCTATTCCCCAGCAAATTTCTGTTTTCATAAAAGGCCGCACATAAGCTGCTGTTACTGTATATGATGTAGAAATTGACGTAGGTAATAAATTGGTAATGTCTTTTTTGGCGGGGCAATTTATTGCCCTCAAGATGCATATATCTTTTTTTGATGTGTAAGCCAAAATTTTAACTTCATATGGCATCAT